GGCCGCCTGCCGATCCGAAATACTCGACTTCGACGGCGCCCTCTACCTTTTCGCGCTTGGTGATCTGGCCCGGGGTGACATCGGGAGAGAGCGAACCGACAGACGCCTTTTCCCGCACCGCCGCGATGACGCATGCCCGCTTCCATTCCACGGGGATCTCGTCAGGGTCGATCGCCTGCGGAATGGGGCTGTTGTCCCACATGCCGGAGCGGGGGAACTCAAGCGCCTGGGCGCGGTATTTGGTGCGCCAGCCGCCAAGCAGATGGCGGTATGAACTATCCAGCCAGAGCGTGGCGCGGCGCAAGGCTTGCTCGGCCGGCGTCTCATCGGCGCCCGTGATCGGGAACGTCAGCCCGAGCGCCGTCGCAATGGTGCTGGCGTCGGCAAGCGACACATAGCTGTCGGCGGTCGAAAGGCCCGCACCCGTTTCCACGATCAGCGCCACGATCTCAACCCTTATCCTTGACCAGCATGGCCTTGGCCGTCGCAATGCGGCGGTCGAACCAGTCGGCCTGCTCTTCGGTTTCCAGAACGCCCCAGGTAGTGACGCCGCCATCATGATGCAGGAGGATAACCGCCGCAGTCCGGTCGGCATCGGCCTTACCGAGCACGCGGCGAAGCGCGGCCGCACTGCTATTGAGGTCCGTCACCTTGACGGTGTCGATCTCGACTTCCTTGGGCCGATCTGGCGCGGCGGGCAGTTGAGAGCGCCAGTCACCGACATCTCCGGTCACCGATACTCCGCACTGCAGACAGACCGCATCGCCATTGCCGCGAAGCTCGAAGCTGATGCAGCCGCAGTTGCAACGCCAGATCACGCGCTCATCATCGGGGCGCGGGAAGGCGACGATATCGGCCATCAGGCACCAGCCGGGGTGCCGGATGCCCGCTTCTCGACCTCGGCGCGGATCACATCTTCCGCAACCTGGGTAACGGTCTTGTCGCCATCGGCCTCGATGTCGCCACCGATCAGAGCCTCGGCAAGAGCGATCTTCTTGAAGTGGTGAAGGCTCTCCCAGTCGGCAGGGATGACCGCAGGCGGCGTTTCAGCGCCCGTGGCACTCGAACCACCGTCCGAACCGTTCCCGCCGTTCTGGGCATTCGCCTGGGCCTCCTGAGCGGCAATCGCGGCAGCGATCTCCTCGGGCGTGCTCTTGGAGGCGTAGCCAGCCGGCGGATAGTTCTTGGCCGGGTAACCGGCAGCAACGAACTCGGCAATGGTCGGGCCATCGGTGCGGATTGCACCGCCCTTGTCGCCGTCGCCGTCATGGTCCAGCGGATCAACCCAGCGGGTATGAATGGCGGGATCGAAGTCGGCTTCGTTGATCAGGACGAAGTCGCCCTGTCCCTCGCCCCATGGCTTCACCGCAATCGTGGTCGGGCTATCTGACATTGAATTTCTCCAGATGGGTTCGCTCGGGAGCAACACGCCCCCGAGCGGTATTCAGTTCAGCTATCAGCCGAGCAGCAGGCCGATGTGCTCGGTCTTGACCGCAGCCGTGCCCCACGCCGCCGCGACCTCGAACTGCACCTGGCGATACTGCAGGTAAGTCGAGATTTCGAAGGTGAGGCCGGTCAGCGGATCGGACACGAGCAGGCGGTCAACAGCGCTGTCGCCCTGTGCCGGCAGAGCCGGAGCGCGGGTCGCCAGAGCGATTGCCGAGCGGGCGAAGAACATGTTGCGGTTCGACGTGTTGACCAGCGTGATGTTGGTCGCAGAGGCCGGGATGGCCTGCAGAAGGCCGGGAGCTGCCAGAGTGATGGTACCGCCGTTCGACACGTCAGCATCACCAGAGGCGACCACATAGACGTTGGCGTCACCGGCAAAGGTCAGCGCGTCACCAGCAAGGATAGTGCCGGTGCCGGCCGAAGCCAGAGTGATGACGGTCGCGCCGATGGCGTAGCCAGCGTTGTTGGTGGTGGCCGAAGCGCCCGTGCCCTTGGTGAAGCGACGGGTCTGCGCCGACTGACGCAGAGCGAAGTTCTGCAGGCGGTCGGTGATACCGTTGCGCAGCATGTCCTCGCGGCCGGCTTCGTTCACGCGGAACAGGCCAGACTGCTTGCCGCGAAGGCTCGCCATCGCAGCCGTACCCAGCACCATCTGGAAATCGAGGCCCTGGGCACCGTTTTCTTCGAGGATGCGGAGAGCACCGGCAGTGTCAGACAGGTCGCCAGCGGTGCCGAACGGAGCCGTGCCAGCCGTACCAGTCGCGCGAGATGCCGACAGATGAAGCGAGGCAAGGTCCAGTTCCATTTCGTTCACCAGCGTGCGCATGGCCTGCGAAAACTGGTTTGCGAGGATGACGTTGTAGCTGGCGCCGTTGTTGTCGAGGCCGAGCTTTTCTTCGCCATTCCAGCGGAACGGAACACGACGAGCCTTCGAGATGGTCATCGCCACCGAGCCGATGGTCTGGTCGCCGTCATTGGGCGGCGTCACGGCCGGGGTGATGTCGGTCGCTGCCTGCACCGGAACCACGGGCGAGCGGACGGTCTGGCCGACCGCGGCGCGCTCATAGCTGGCATCGAGAGTGACGGCAGGGATGAAACCGACCAGCTCGCGGGACACAACGTCCAGAGCGTTATAGGCGGTCGGAATAAGGTTAGTCAGCGTATTGGGCATTTGCGGGTGTCCTTTCGGGACTTCAAGAGGTTGGGATTGCGGATGGCCCCGCCGGGCATCTGGGCCATCCGGCCCTCTCGCCTCCCGCTATCCGGCGTTCGGCAGAAACGTCATCGGCGGCAGGCGTCTACGACCTGCACGCCTTCCTTGACCTTGCCGGCCTGCTCGTTTGGATTGAGCTTGTCGAAGTCGGCGCGGGAGATCGTCTTGCCCCCGGACTTGCCGCCGCCATTGCTGGCCTGCGTGCCGGAGCCACCGCCCACGCCCTTCAGGATGTGATCCTTGTTCGGGTAGGTCTCGGTAAAGGTCTCGGCAATCTCGTCCATGTCGGCCAGTTCGCCGGGCCGGGACTTGGAATAGATCTTCTGCCCGTTCTTGTCGTAGCCAACCGGGCGGCCGTCCTCGACCTTGATCTGGTCGCCATAGAGCGCGCGGATCAGATCGGCACCGGCCGGGGTCAGCTTCTCGGCCACGAACTTGGAGCGGCCAAAGGCATTGCCGACGACTTCACGATTGAGCGAGCCGGTCAGCGTTTCGACCGTCTTGTTCGCCGCCGCAAGCTGCTCCTGCACCGGCTTCAGCGCGGTCTGAATAGCCGCGTCCATATCGCCGGCCTCGACCAGTTTCTTGGCGTCGATCTTGCTGAGCTTGTCGACGGCATCGCGAGCCGCAGCGGGATCGATGCCCTCGAAGGTCTTGAGCTTGGCTTCTGCGGCTTCCTTGGCCTCACGATGGCCCTTGGCCTCGCCATTGAGCCGGGAGATGGTCGCCACGGTGCCAGGCGCGTCGAATGCCACTTCCTTGCCCGCGTCGTCCTCATAGACGGGCTTGCCGTCCTGCACGAGTGCGTAGGTCTTGCCGTCCACTTCGATAGTGCGCAGTTTCATCGGTCAGTCTTTCCGGGCATCCGCCCATTGCGCCCCGCTCGCATCCGCGTCAGGGCAAGAAAAAGCCCGGCTCAGAGGCCGGGCGGGGTATTCGTGTCAGGTGGCGCGTTCGGGTCAGGCAGAGGCGGATCAAGCAGCGTGGCCGTCTCATCCGTGCCATCTCCAGAAGGCACCTCGGCAAGGATCAGCGCCATATCCTCGTCGGCATCATACTCAGGCGCGAGGAAATCGCGGCGCTTGGCCTCCGACAAGATCGCGTCCCGGCTGATATCGTTGTTCTCACGCAGCTTGAGCAGGAAGTTCGGCGCGGCGTCCGATTCCAGCCCCGTCGCGAAGTCGGTATGGATATGGATCTCGACCTTGTCGCTCCGGCCCATCCATTGCGTCGTGAACACCCAGGCGAGCTCTATGGCGTCCTTAAACAGCAGCGCCCATGCCTGCACCGCAGAAGCTGCCTTCTGCCCGCTACGGGCCGCGCTGATGACTGTAAGGCCGGTCTGAGCCTTGAGGGGCTGGCGACCGAGTTCGCGCATCTGCTGTTCGAGGCGATCGATCTCCGACGCCAGGAACTCGAGGCTCGACCCTTCACGCTCCAGCCACTTCCATTCCCCGGGCTGGCCGCCATTGGGATCGGCAAGCGAGAGCAACAGGCGGTTGGGGCCGACACGCACCGGGGCCGGTTCATTGGTGACGAACGTTGCGCCGTGCTCATCAACCTTGGTGACTGGCACGGTGGGCAGGTTGATGCCCATGCCGGCCAGCGTCGGCGCAGCGGTCAGCTTCTTCGCATACTGGAGGTTGGTTTCCTCCTCGTAATGCACAGCCTGGAGATGGACGACACCACGCAGCGGCGGAATGACCTTCCACGAGCTGCCATGACGCTTGCCCAGCACCACCGGGACGAGCGGGATATCGGAGATGCCCAGCGGGGTCGGCGGCGTGATCTCAACCCAGACCTCTTTCTTGGTGACGGGGTCTTTCTGCTCTTCCCAGAGCGCGAACGTCGCCGGTCCCCAGCCACCTTCCGGCAGCGGGTCGCGATTGAACACGCGAATGCGCTCTTTCTCG